CAAGTTCCGGCCCGATTGAGTGCCCCTAGCGCCCGTTCTCGTCGGGTTCAGGCCGCTCGCACGCCACGGCCCCCAGTTGCTCAGCGGCAGGTCCGGGTACATGCCCCGGGCGTCCTGGACGACCGGCTGCAACACGTCGGCGAGCTCGGAGCGGACCGCCTCGTAGTACTCCCGGTCGAACTCCTTCAACACCCGCATCGACTCGTTCACCCCACGAATGTCGAGGGTGACCCGGTTGCTCACCTCAGCCCACCTTTCCCCCGGCCGGCTTTCTGCTGCACCTGGGCACGGTGCCGCATGTACCGCAGCATGGTGACGAGCACCCGGGGTGTCTCCTGCTGGAGCACACTGACCGGGATACCCGTCTCAACTGCTAGCCCGCAGAGGACCCAGTGGGCTGACTGCTCCCCAAAGGGGGAATCGTGTCCTCCCCCGCTGGGACGTCCTGGATCACGGCGACCGTGTCGAGCCATGTGTCGAACTCGGGGATCGCCCCGTTCGCACGCTTCGACGCGAGCCACGCCAGGTACGCGAGGTGCTTCATCCGCACACCCTGCCCGAGGGTGGCGATGGCGACCTCGAAATGATCCTCGAACCGGCAGATATCCGGGGCGAGGGCTTCCACCAGCTCCGCCCGCCCGTCCAGGTACTCCAATTGCATCCGGATCCGCATGGGTTGAGGTTACGCGGTGCCCCGGCCGACGGTGCCGGAGATCGGCCAGGACACGCTGAACGTAGCCAGGTCACCCATGCTGAACTCCTTCGGGTACTCCGTCACGAGGCAGGTCATGACGTACCGGGGGTTCGTCGCGCTGACCGTGGCCGCCGTCCCGAAGGGCACGACCTCGATCGTGCCGATGTTGCCCAGGCCGATGGTGCCGTTGATGATGGCGTCCACACTCGCGGCGGCGTAGTCCTGGTGGAAGTCGATGTCGACGCTGCCGTCCCGGAGGCCACCGATGCGGGTGCGGCCAACGTTAGTGAACGCGGTCGTCTCGATGTCGTCGACTTCCTCGTTGATGGTGACACTCGCGACGCTGCTGCTCAACTTGTTCCCGTTGAGGAACAGGTCAAGGTCCTTGCTGACGAACTTCGCCATCGCTGGCTCCTTTCATTGTTGGGTTGTCGCCGGCTCCGGCGGGCTAGTTAGTTGCGTATACGTCGATGATGAACTCCGCGGTCTGGTAGGTGACGTCCCCGATCCCGATCGACCCGAGGCCGCGCATCTCCCGCACCCTCGTGTCCACCGTGAGGCCGCCGAGGGTGCTGTCCGCTTCGATCGCGGTTTTCACGCTCCCAGCGCCGGTGGGGTCGAGGAAGCCGTCCATCGTTTTCTGCGCGGCGCGTTCCGCGACCCGGCCCACGATGAGGAGGACACGGAACTCGTACTGGTCCACCCCGCGGCGGAATGACTGGTCGAACTCGATCCGCCCGAGCTGCACCACCGCGCACGGCGGGTTCGGGTTGTCCGGGATGTACTCGTACGCCCGCAGCCCGCTGATCGTCGCCAGCCGCGTTTCGAGGCCGGTGCGCATCTGGTTGATGGTGGGGGGCATCAGCCAACCCCGGGGGCACGCTTGAATGGGTGCACCAGCATCGCGACATCCGGGTCGACCTTCGCGGACACCCGCATGACGCCCATGTCCCCGAACCCGGCCACCCCGAGGGGGCTGTCGAGGCGTTTGAAGATGCGGGACGCCTGGATCACGGTGGCCTGCGTGACCTCCGTCGGCGTCGACGGGAACCCGTACACGGCGGTCACCTTCAGGGTGGTCTCACCGGAGGCGGTGGTGAACGCATAGTCCCCGACGGCGCGGATCCTGGTGAACGGCAGGGTGACACCCTCGCTGATTGAGTTCAACGGCTCCAGCTGGTAGTCGGTCACCGCGAACGTGACGTCGTACACCCCGTCCGCGCCGGTGCTCGACTGGATCGTGACCGCGGTGCCGGCGATGTCGTCGACCATGGCGAGGTCGTCGAACTGGGGCGCGTAGTACCGGGTGACCGTGCCGGACTGGTAAAAACGCCGGCCGGTGTAGGAGTCGATCAGGCGTGACGCGGACTCGACCGCCATCTCCAGGAGGCTGTCGTCCACGGTGTCCGCGGTGGGAATGCGGAGGGCCGCCTTGACCTGGGTGAGGGTGCAGTACCCGTTCGTGATGGCCATAGGTCACCTCCCGTTACTTGAGGCCCAGCTCCTGAGCGTACTGGTGGGCATGCTGCTCCTGGATCGACGTGTTGAGGATGGTGCGGCCCTGCGAGTTCGGGTTGTACGTGTTCAGCTGGCCGACGACGTGGGTGGCGTCATGCCACCGGACACCCGCGGCGAGGACCCGCAGGTACCAGCCCCACTCGTGGAGGTGGTCGTACTGGGCGGGGTTCGTGTAACCACCGGCCCGGTTGAACAGGTCCACCGTGAACGGGCACCCCCCGCACATGCGGTACGACCCGACCCCGCCGAGGATGGTGCCCGGGTCACTGTTCCACCTGCTGGATCCGTCGAGGAACGTCGCGCTGATCAGCATGCTGTCAACGTCAGGTGGGACGCGGTGCAGCTCCTCCCAGCCCTCCTGGGTGGGGATGTCATCGATCGCGGTCAGCCACACCCACGGGGTGCTCGCATAGCTCACGCCGAGGTCGGTCATCGCGAAGAGGTCCGGGGCGGCCTCGACCCATGTGATGCCCGGGTCATCGGTCGGGGTGACCGGTTCCGCGTAAACGACGACGACCCGCGGGCGGGGGTTCAGCGCTAGGACGTTGCCCAGCCACCAGGGGACGTACCGGTCGTACGCTCCCCACACGGTGGTCACCGCGGTCACCAGTGGGCTGTAGTCCACTCCCGGGCCTCCCAGTGCTCGAGGATGAGCCGGTCCATGGCGTGTTCACCGTTGAACCAGGGCCGGGGGCAGGTCACCGGGCCGCCGGCCTGGTGCGCCGCCCACCACGCGAAACTGCTGTTCCCGATGAGGTGCGCCCCGCACGCCGCGAGGTAATGCCAGTCAGCCCAAGCGTTCGGGGTGTGAATGATCTCCCCTGGGAGGTGACGTTCGCACCACGCCGGGTCGTCGGTGAACACGAACACCCGCCCGGTGGGCCAGTTGTCGAGGTAGTAGTCCTTCGGGATGACCCCGTGCGGCCGGTGCTCCTCGAGGTAGTCGGTGCGGCGGACGTGGACACCGGTCGCCCCCCGGAGGAGGGCACGCTGCTCCTTGGGTGGGGTGTGGTCGCACCGCAACCATGACCGGTCCCACACAGTGGGGATAAGTTGTGGGTCCTGCAGGTACCCGCCCTCGTGGTGGAACGTGTCGACCACGTCACCGGACACGATCGGCTCGAAGTACTCGTCCGGGATGCTCGTCCATTCCCTGCCCGGCCACCAGCCATCCAACCGGGCCGTGGCACCGTTGCGTTCGGCGAGGCCGATGGTGCCGATGACCTGCCAGATCTGATTGCCGAGGCGGCCGTGGGATCCGAGCCTCGAATGCGTGTACGTGGTCACAGGACCAGCCCGGCCCGCATCTGCGCGTCCGTTGACCTCTCGGACAGCTGCCCCGGGTGCCGGTGATAGAAGTAGTACGCGCCCTCCGCGGCGGTGAACGTTGCCCCCCGCTTCGCTGCATCCACCCAGAACTGCCAATCCTCACCCGGTTTCGCCTGGAACGGGTTCGCGTCCCACAGCCACCGGCGGAACGGTGAACACGACCAGATCAGGTTCCGGCCCTCGCGGGCCGCGTCGAGCACGGCCTCAGCGGTCACGAACCGGCGGGGTGGCATGTCCATCTCCGGGTGCCGCAACTGGAACGGGGTGTTCGGGTGCTGCTCCACCCACGTCAGCCCGCACATCCACACATCAGCCGGCTCGTCCCGGATACCGGTGAGCCAGTCGTAGTGGGCGCGGTCGTCGGCGTCCAACTTGGCGACCCAGTCCCTGCCGTCCATGGGGGTGGAAAGGATCGCATGGTTCACGAACGTTGGGGGGTGCGCCTCCCACCTGCTCGTGTCCTCCACGCGGATGATCCGCGCCCCGGGCAGGAAATGGGTGACCTGCCGCACGATGAGGTCGGTGGACCGGCCGTGCTCCCCGAGGGCGATCGTGACCGTGTCCGGTTTCTCCACCAGGCCGTCCACGCTCAACGCCCAGTGCACCAGGAACTCCTGGTACTCGGCGCTGATCGCGCTCGTCACCACATGCACCCGTGGCGGGGGTGGCGGGCTCATGCTCGCGGTGGTCAGAACCATCCCAGGAACCTCCTCAGGTGCCGGTCGAGGACCTCATCCAACGGTCCCGGGTCGACCCTGCCGGCGAGGTGGCCGGCGTGAATCTCGCACCCGGCGGCTTCGGCCTCGATCAGGGTGCGCGGGCAGGCGTCCAACCCCTTCGGGAAGAACACGAAATGGGAGGCCCGGGTCATCGCCTCCAGCACCACAGGGCGTGGGCTGTCAGTGATCTCGACCAGCTCCCAGCCCATGTTCCGCGCGTACAGGCGTGCCCCGATGAGGCCTTTCTGGGGGTGATTCCGGGCCGCCCACAGGGCGGTCCCGTCACCGTCCCCGTGGACGATCTCCCCCAGGTCCAACCACCCGTGGCACACCTCCGGGGTGACGGACCACGCTTGCCCCTCCACGCGGGCGTGCAGGTCGCTCATCGTGACGAACGGGTCCGCCTTGCGGAACAGTTTCTCCAACCCGGGGCGTGGCTCCTGAAGGTGGCGCACCCACACGAGGGGTTTCCAGTCACCCATGGTGGCGATCGCCTCGTCGGGGAGGAACTCGGTCTGCGTGATGATGATCCGCTCGTAGTATTCGGCGTGCTCCCACTGGTCCGCGTTGATCCAGTTCACCAGGTGCCCCGCGGCCCGGAGGTGACGGAACATGTCCTTGTCGAGCATCTCCGCGCCACCCACCGTGCCCGGCAACAGCCTCGGGTTGTTGTGGTCCGCCGTGTACGGGCTGGCCAGCCAGGCGATGTTCACAGCAGGCTCTCGAGGATGGGCCGCCAGTGCTCCTCGAACACGGCCCGGTGGTCATAGTTCCCGGCGATGAACTCCACGGCCTTGTCGGAGTGGACTCGCTGCCGGCCGCCGTCGACCCACCGCTGGTACGCCTCCTCCAACCGGTCCACGATGTCCTGAATGTGGGGGGTCTGCAACCATGACTGCTGGGGGCCGTCCCACCAGGGCTGCCCCTCAACGAGCCACCCGTCGCCGACGAGTTCCGGCTGCGCCGTCCAATCCGACACGATGACGGGGGTGCCGCACGCCTGGGCCTCGATCACGCAGATCCCGAACCCTTCACCCATCGAGGGGGACAGCACCACATCCGCCGCCGAGTACAGGGTCGCGAGCACATCGTTGGGGATACCCATCCGGTGCGCGAACTGGTTGACGAACTTGAACTTCGACTCGTCCAACCCGATGCTGGCGAACAGTTCCCCGAACCGGATCCCCCCGAGGGCGCCGAAGCGCTCGGTGTGCATGTACAGGCGCACATCCGGTTTGTCGCTTGCGAACATCAGGAACGCGACCATGTTCTCCGGCCACGCCTTCCGGGACGGCGCCATCCCCTTGTTCGCGTTCGGGCACATCACCACGAACACGTCCTCGGGGAGCTCCATCAACTCCCGCCCCGTTTTCGTGCCACCCCCTTGCTTCGTCACCGTGTCACGTTGCCGGAACACTTCCAAGTCGATCGCGTGCGGGGCGTACCCGTGGATGATGTTGTGCACGTTCAGCATGCGTGACCCGAACTTCGACATGGCAACCGGGGTCACGTTGGCCTGCTCGCACCAGCGGCGCACATCCGGTGGGGTGGGCTGGTGATCGATGGGCACCCACGACACCGTCGGCATGGTGGCGTACCGGTCACCCTTGATCGGCCACACATCGCACAGGCTGAACCAGTACACCTGCCGGTCG